ACAATGTTATCTGGTACATAATCACCGCCTTTTGTGATTATATCTGGCTTTATATATTTAATTAATTCGTATGGAGTTGGTTCGTAAAAGATATAAACTTTATCAACGAAGTCTAAACATTCCAATGCAAACTTACGATCTTGTTCATTATTAATAGGCCGAGTTGGGCCTTTTAATTTACTTACACTTTCATCAGAATTAATTCCAACAATAAGCCTATCTCCCCAAAAGGCAGATTCTTTTAAATATTCTAAGTGACCTCGATGTAAAATATCGAAGCATCCATTTGTAAATACTGTTTTCATTATTCTATTATACCAAATTTTCTAATGTTTGTAAACGTATAAATAGTGTAAAGTTTTTTAATTTAGGATTCGATATGGCATCTCCAGCAACAAGACAGGAATACATAGATTACTGCTTAAGGCGGTTGGGTGATCCTGTGATAGAAATCAACGTCGACGAAGATCAAATTCAAGATAGAGTTGACGAAGCTCTTCAATATTATCAAGAGTATCATTCAGATGCTACGGTCAAAACTTATTTAAAACACTTAGTTACGGCTGATGATGTTACAAATGAGTATATTCCTATTTCTTCTGATATTATCTATGTATCTCGGTTATTACCTATTAATAATGCATTTGGTGCTTCACGTAATTTCTTTGATATTAAATATCAGCTAATGTTAAATGATATTGCAGATTTACAAAATTGGGCAGGTGATTTAGCATATTACGAACAAATGCAACAATATTTGTCTTTACTTGATATGAAATTAAATGGGACACCTCAAGTTAATTTTTCTCGTAGACAAAACAGACTTTATATTCATGGAGATTTTGCTGATAGCGATATTAAAGCCGGAGATTATATTATTGCAGAGATTTACCAGATCGTAGATCCAGATACTTTTTCTCCAGTGTGGGATGATATGTGGTTAAAAGAATATGGTACAGCACTAATCAAACAACAATGGGGATCAAATCTTATGAAGTTTGAAGGTATGCAATTGCCTGGTGGTGTACAACTAAATGGAAGACAGATATTTGACGATGCAACAAATGAAATTGCTCAGTTAAGAGAAAGAATTCGATTAGAACACGAATTACCACCAAACTTTTTTGTAGGTTAATATGGCACGAAATCTTTATTTCTCAGAAGCAGTTAGATCTGAGCAAAGACTTTACGAAGATATTATTATAGAATCTTTAAAGATGTATGGGCAAGACCTATATTATCTGCCAAGAACTATTGTAAATGAGAATAGGATATTCGGTGAAGATGTTCCATCTAAATTTAATAACTCATATAAAATCGAAATGTACATTGAAAACGTCGAAGGATTTGACGGAGAAGGAGACCTATTCACTCGGTTCGGAGTTGAAATACGCGATGAAGCAACTTTCGTCGTGTCTCGCAAACGTTGGAATACTACAGTTGGTCGTTCGAATAATGAAATAACTGGAGAACGTCCAAGAGAAGGAGATCTAATTTATCTTCCTCTTTCAAATTCTATGTTTGAAATTATGCATGTTGAACATGAACAACCATTCTATCAACTTGCAAATCTTCCTACATTTAAAATGAGATGTCAACTATTCGAATATAGTGATGAAGACTTTGATACAGATATTGCAGCAATCGATGGAATTGAACAAACAAGCGCTTATGAATTTGATATGGTTTTATCTGGAGTTACAGGTGACTTTACAATCGGTGAACGTGTAGAACAAATTTTAGGCGATGGTACTATATTATCTGCTGAAGTTTCTGAATGGGTATCATCTACTAATTCTCTATCAGTAATTCATTTAGGCGGAAATGATGGCAAATTCCATTTGCCGGTTACAGGAAGAACTATTACTGGTCAAGAATCAAATGCAAGTGCAACAGTATCTTCGTTTACTGAAGATAACCAATTGCATGGCAATGAACAAAATTCTGACTTTGAAGGAGCGGACTTCTTAGACTTTAGTGAAAGTAATCCGTTTGGAGATCCTAATTAATGTTTGGTACATATTTTTATCATCAGAGAATAAGAAAAGCCGTTGCTACATTTGGAGCAATGTTTAATAACATATATGTTTTAAGAAAAGATAGTGGTGGTGGAGTTATTAGCACTCAAAAGGTACCGTTATCATATGGGCCGAGAGCGAAGTTTTTAGATCGTATTAGAGAAATGCCTGATCTAACAACTGATACCAAGGTTTCTATTAAGTTACCACGTATGTCGTTTGAAATTACAAATGTCGCTTATGATCCTGCTAGACAACTTCCTAAATTAAATTCATTTCAAAAGGGTGTTGAAGGAACAGTACTTTCGAGAAATAAAATTTATAATGGTGTTCCATATATTTTAAGTTTTCAATTAAGCGTATATGCAAAAAATCAAGACGATGCTTTGCAAGTAGTAGAACAAGTATTACCGTATTTTAATCCGCAGTATACTTTATCAATAAAACCACTAGACGATATTGATACGCTAAAAGAAGATGTTCCGGTTATTCTAACAGGAGTAGTTTTAAATGATGAGTATGAAGGAGAAATGGCTGCTACTCGTAGAACTATAATTTATACATTAGACTTCGATATGCATGTATATTTTCACGGTCCTATTACTTCTTCTGGTATTATTCGTACAGCTATTACTGATATACTAAATCCTGAAGCTGGCTTAGCAGATTCAGATTTACCCTTAGAAAGAATTACAGTCACTCCAGATCCTGCATTAGCTGGACCTGATAGTGATTTTGGTTTTAACACAATTATTGAAGAGATTGACAGTGCATTATGATGGATTCAGCAACAGCCGAAAATGACTTTGAATATGCTAGACAGATATATCACGATCTACTAGCAAAAGGCTCAGAGTCGATGGAAGAGATGATGGAAGTGGCAAGAGCTACTGAACATCCAAGAGCTTTTGAAGTTTTGTCAAATATGATGAAAAACATAGCTGACATTAACGGTAATCTTATGGATATGCATAAGAAGCGTAAAGACTTCAATCAAAAACAAATGGTGAAACAATTACCGAATCAAACAACAAATAATGTGTTTGTCGGTTCTACGACTGATTTACAGCGTATGCTACAAGATGAAATGATAGATGTTACTCCAAAGAATGAATGACACGTACCTTGGGAATCCTAATGTAAAACGAGATGGCATAGTTACTAATTGGACTCAAGAAGAAGTCCTAGAGTATGCTCGTTGTATGAAAGATCCCGCTTATTTTGCAACTCAATATTGTAAGATTATATCTCTTGATGAGGGATTAGTTCCTTTTGAACTATATCCATATCAAGAAAAAATGTTTGATGCATTTAATACAAATCGATTTAATATTGTATTAGCATGTAGACAATCAGGAAAATCTATTTCTTCGGTCGCATATCTTCTATGGTATGCTTTATTTCACACAGAAAAAACTATTGCTGTTATGGCAAACAAAGGTGCCACTGCTCGTGAGATGCTTGGACGCATTACGCTTATGCTAGAAAATCTACCCTTTTTCTTGCAACCCGGTTGTAAGGCTTTGAATAAGGGGTCGATTGAATTTTCGAATAATTCACGGATTGTTGCGGCCGCAACTTCAGGCTCCTCGATTCGAGGTATGTCTGTGTCATTATTGTATTTAGACGAGTTTGCATTTGTGGAAAATGCTGCTGAGTTTTATACGTCGACATATCCGGTTATCTCATCTGGTAAAGAAACTAAAATTATTATCACATCCACTGCGAATGGTATCGGTAATGTGTTTCATAAAATATGGGAAGGTGCTTCTCAAGGTGTAAATGAATTTAAACCTTTTCGTGTAGATTGGTGGGATGTTCCAGGTCGAGATAAGACATGGAAAGACCAAACCATAGCAAATACATCTCAGCTTCAGTTTGACCAAGAATTTGGGAATACATTTTTTGGAACAGGTGATACATTAATTAATGCCGAAACTTTATTAAAACTTAGAGCGAAAAATCCTATTCGTTATCTTGAAGGCGGTGACCTTAAGATTTACGAAGAAACACAAAAAGGGCATGAATATATCATGCTAGTAGACGTTTCGAAAGGAAGAGGACAGGACTATTCTACATTTAATTTAATCGATATTAGCTCTAGGCCATTTAAACAGGTTGCTGTATATCGCAATAACCTTATCTCTCCATTACTCTTCCCAAACATTATTTATA